ATGCATTCTCACTTTCCGATGGCAAGAGTTTTTTTGTATGCCGGGTTAATTTAGGAATGTATTCCTTTTCACAGCTGAAATAGTGTGACGCTTTACAGTCTTCCGCAGGGCTTGACGTTTTTATTTATCCGAAGCAATCAATGACGGCTGGCAGTATTGAAGTATCGCAGGGCATGGGTTCACACAAGGTTCGGTTCACATCGCCTGTTTCGGCGGGTGATGAATTTGCGTTAAAAGCTGTCAGTCGGGAGTGCCTCAGAAACGGATTACCAACTCCCAAACAAGGCTTTTTCCAATACACCGCCGCTCATGATAGCAAGCACCAGATAAAGGTCGAGGATAAAAAATCGGCAAGGGTCTATCTGGAATTCACAGAAATGAATGAAAGCGTGGTGAAACAATGAGCCGTGATTATACCAAAGGCAAAAAATGCATGGTCTGGTCATTTATGGGCAACTCTCGAATGTTCCAAGCGCTCAACAACTATGGCGACCGCTTTGAAGCCGTGGGCATATTTACATTCGAGATTGACATAACAGGCACGATAAGTGAAACTGGAACGCCTATATCGGGCATTTTGCCGTACATCAACAAATGGCCAAAAGTGCGGTGGTTTTTAACTGTGATGAACCACGGCACGGCTTCTATTTTCACTGCTCTTCGAAACAATGAAAACGGAGCCAAGACCACGTTTCTTTCCGAACTGGTAAGGATAATGCAAAAATACCCGTGGTGCGCCGGTGTGGACATTGACTTGGAGCGGGGCGGCGATTACGAAAACAGAGAACCTGCTAATGCTCTGTTTCGTGATATTTATCAGACGGTAAAAGCGTATAACCCTGCCAAGCTGGTGAATATCTGTCTGCCGGGCATGACTGGGGTGCAAGGCTCGGTCGGCGGTGAAAACTGGTGCGTTTATGCCGACCTAGACCCATATTGTGATACCGCTGCCATTATGTCATACGGCATGGCGTGGGCAGGCTCGGCTCCGGGTCCCGTTTCTCCCCGTGATTGGCTTGTCGGAGTCTATGATTACGCAAGCAGTGTAATGAACCCGCAAAAAATTTATATGGGTCTTCCGGGTTATGGTTGGGAGTGGCAAATTTACGCTAATCCCGCTGATATAGGCAAAACTTATCGCGGTGTGTCTCTGACTTACTACGCCGCTAAAATTTGGGCTGAAGGCGGTTATAACTTTACAAATAATTCGCCTCCTCAACCGTTCATACCGTGGCTTGCTTACTGGGACGACTACGACCAAGTGCCATATATGTTCCCTCAAGTCTACGACTATGCCGAGGGCGGCGACGCTTCAAGCAGGGAGTCCCCCATTGTTGGCGAAACATACAACCGCCGCCGCTACTTGACTTGCTATGGAAAAACACAAAAGGCTGAGTTCGGAACGATTTATGTTGACCGCAATGGAACGCCTGATGCGTATACAGACGGCGTTGTAGTCGGCAACGGCACGATAACTCTATCATCGTCCTCTGGAACGGCAACTTACAATTTCACGGTAGCCCAATCAGGAACTTATGATGTGGCCGTGCATATTTGCTTCCCGTTTTGGGACAAGAACGGCATCAGTATATCGCTAAATGGCACGACGGTTAATTTTTCCGAAAACCGCCTGTGGTGGCCGTATTGGAAGCGGACGTGTTGGCTCATCCATTCAAGTCAGAGCCTATCTGCGGGAAGTTATACTCTCACAGTCAACGGTGGTGTTGTCGGCGCTCAGTTTTATGGCTTTAGGGTCTGCACGGCGTTCACAGAACAACCCTCGGCTGGAAATGCGTTGTTTGAATTGTCCCCTCGCAGTTTCAAAAACACAAACGGAAACATGGCTATACCTGATAAAGGGTTCAAGCTGACAACCGAAGTCCTGCGCCGAAAGCCTGACTCCGCCTTGGCTTGGTATGAAGATTTCCGAGACCCTGTCACCCTGCAAAGCACTTACTGGCAAACGCTATATGGCAACTGGGCGGTATGGCGCAGCGAACAATGGACATCCGAACGGGTTTATGCACAGCTTGAAGGAAGCGGTCAACTTGCATGGAACTATGGTGGCTTCACTGATGTTCACGTCAGGGCAAGAATTGCCTTCCCTCAAAACAGCAGCGGTCGTGCAGGCGTATTCATCGGGAATATTTTTTCTTGTATAAACATCGATTCTCAGAGGGTTGAACTTTATCAGGGCGGCTCTCTTCTAGGAAGCTGGCAAGGTTCTTATTCCAAAACGTCAAACGCTAGTATCCGCAATAACCCGAATATGTATCTCATTGAAATGAGAAAACGCGGTAACCGTGTGCGAGTCTACTCTGGAGCAAGCAATACTTTACGCTTCACAGCGAATGTGGCAAATACATCTGGTTATTGCGGAATCCAATCAGACAACGAAGTCAAGTGCGAACTGCTCCGCTTAGGCGATGCATGGACTTATGAGCCATATGAAGCCCTCGATGTGGTTTTGCCTGATGGCTCGATAGAAAACTACGGCAGGATTTTACGAAATGGAGTTACTTGGGATTCGGAGTTTGAAGTGTTCACGCTCACCTCCGACGTGGAGGAAACCGCCACACGAAGCGATGACATCAGCATGGACTATGACTTCTTCCATAGCAAACTTATGCCGATTCCTTGCAACGCAGATTACACAGCACAGGTCATTCCAAGGGATATAAACGTTTGGATAGCGAGGTTGTTTCTCGGTGACGGCGACGGTTTTGGAATAGTCTTTTACCAAGATGTGGACAGCCTTGTTTACTGGGCAAACGAAGCCGCCTACCGATGGGGTTTGAGAGGTTTTGCCCTGTGGTCGCTCGGTCAGGAAGATTTGCGGCTCTGGGATGCAATGCCGAAGCTGACGTAAATTAAACACATTCACTTGACATAGGCGCTTGCTTTGATTAGCAGGCGTTTTTGTATACTAAAAAAAGAAACTGGAGGTACAGATATGAAGATTTGGGCGTTGATTCAAATTGGATTTTCCGCTATTGGCGGCTTCCTTGGTTGGTTTTTGGGAGGTCTGGACGGACTGGTATATGCGCTAATCGCCTTTGTGGTGGTGGATTATATAACGGGAGTTCTAAGGGCTATCATCGAACGAAAATTATCAAGCAGGGTTGGCGCGCATGGCATAGTCAAAAAGGTGGCTATTTTTCTGATTGTAGGTGTTGCTCACCTTACGGACATTTATTTGCTTCGCAATGGTGAAGCTCTACGGACAGCAGTGTTGTTTTTCTATATTGCCAACGAAGGCATATCGCTTTTAGAAAATGCAGCAGCTACGGGTCTGCCAGTACCCAAGAAGCTAAAGGAAGTATTGGCGCAACTACATGGAAAGGACGATGAACATGAATCTTAAAAAATTGATACTAACGAAAAACGAATGCTACACCACCGGCAGAACCATCACACCGAAAGGCATCATGGTTCATTCCACAGGTGCGAATAATGCGAACTTGCGCCGATATGTGAACCCCGATGACGGTCTGCTAGGTCATAATCCCAACAACAATCACTGGAATCAAGCTCGTCCTGATAACCGGCAAGTATGCGTCCACGCTTTTATCGGCAGGCTTGCTGATGGTTCTATCGCAACTTATCAGACCTTGCCGTGGAATCATCGTGGCTGGCATTCAGGCAATGGTTCAAAGGGCAGCGCAAATGACACGCATATATCATTTGAAATATGCGAGGACAGTCTGAATGACGCTGATTATCTTAATGATGTCTACAAAGAAGCCACGGAACTATGTGCCTATCTGTGCAAAGAGTATAAACTAGACCCGATGGCAGACGGCATTATTATCGGTCACTTCGAGGGGCATAAGCGAGGCATCGCTTCCAACCACGGCGACCCACACAACTGGTTTCCAAGGCACGGCAAGTCAATGGATACATTTAGAACCGAAGTTAAAAGGTTGTTGGGTTCCGACAATTCTACCACGTCGTCCGAACCACCACCTCATCCACCCTCGTTTCAACCTTACACGGTCAAAGTTAAAGTAAATGCACTGAACATACGCAAAGGAGCCGGAACAAACACCGCTGTTGTAGGAATTATCAAAGACAAAGGTGTTTACACCATTATCAAGGAATCAAGCGGTACAGGTGCTTCCAAATGGGGCAGGCTCAAATCCGGTGCAGGCTGGATAAGTCTTGACCATGTACAGCTATTATAAAAAGATTAACCGTTTTAATCTGACGGTACGCAAACGCTCTTCTTCTGTCTGTAGGCAGTAGAGGGGCGTTTTTTTATTACCCCTCCGAACGGAGGAACTTCTTATGAATGCTTTACAAAAACAACGAATCAGAGACCTTCGCGGCAATGGTGAAAGCTATGCCAAGATAGCTGCAGTGCTTGGAATATCGGTCAATACCATACAGTCCTTCTGCCGACGTAATAACCTAGGAAAAGGCATAAATATAACCGCTTCTAATCAATCTGATGGTCAGTTTTATTGCAAGCAGTGCGGAAATGAAATAATACAACTTCCCGGCATAAAAACAAGGAAATTCTGCTCCGATGATTGTTGTGGCGCTTGGTGGAAAGCCAATCCTGACAAGCTTGGTAAAAAAGCGGTCTATACCTTTACTTGTGCCACCTGCGGTGTGCAGTTTAGTGCCTACGGCAACAAAGGTCGCAAATACTGCTCCCATGCTTGTTATGTTGCTAACCGCTTTAAGAAGGCGGTGGCAAAATGAGCGATGAGTATTTTAACCGAGAAAGACTCTATCAAACTACCATAGCTCTTGCACGAGCCATGTTAAATCAAGGGCTTATAACCGAGAATGAGTTTACCATAATTGATACAAAGATGCGTGATAAATACAACCCATTATTGGGTACATTATTCTCTTACAAATGCCCGAATTGACTTGCTATTACAGGCTTTTTGAGTGATATATAGTAGGTAGGCTGGTCGTTTTGCTTTGCAAAACTGCTCGCCTATGCAGCCAACAAAGGAGGGCATTTATGCGAAAAATTACAAAAATCACACCGACTGTGCCGAGCCTGCCTACAAGAAAACGAGTTGCGGCTTACGCAAGGGTATCCGTTGAAAAAGGCAGGACACTCCACTCACTTTCGGCACAGGTCAGTTATTACAGCGCATTTATTCAAAAACACCCCGAATGGGAATATGTCGGTGTATATGCCGATAGCGGCGAAACAGGAACTGGCAAAAATCGTGGCGAGTTCGGACGGCTGATTGCCGACTGCGAAGCTGGAAAGATAGACATTATCATAACTAAGACCATCAGCCGTTTTGCCCGAAATACTGTTGACCTATTGGAAACGGTACGCAGGCTTCGTGAAATCGGAGTCGAAGTTCGCTTTGAAGAACAAAACATAAACTCCATGAGCGGAGATGGCGAGTTGATGATGACCATTCTCGCTTCTTTTGCACAAGAAGAAAGTCGCAGCTTAAGCGAAAACGTCAAATGGGCTATACGCAAAGGCTTTAAAGAAGGCAGACCAAACTCTTTCAACGTTTACGGTTACCGCTGGAACGGCGAAAAATTTATCGTTCATCCAGAAGAAGCCGAGGTCATTCGGATTATTTACGCTAATTTTCTTGACGGTCTTTCTGCGGAGCAAACAGCAAAACAGTTAACGGAAATGGGAAAGAAGTCCTACACGGGGCTGCCGGAATTTCCTGCTTCGGCTGTAAGAGCAATCCTGCGTAACGACAAATACACCGGTGACCTTCGGCTTCAAAAAACTTATATAGAAAATCACATCACGCACAAGGAGATGGTTAACAACGGTGAACTGCCCATTTATCTGGTAGAGGATGCACACGAAGCAATCATCGACAAAGAAACATTTAACGCTGTCCAAGCTGAAGTTGCCAGACGCCGGGAACTCGGTGTTTTCGCTAACTGGTCGATAACCACCTCGGCTTTGACGAGTAAAATCAAATGTGGCAAGTGTGGTGCAAGTTTTCACCGTAAAGGCCGAAAACGTGCAGACGGCACTTCAAACAAATACTGGCGTTGTGCAACAATGGACAAAAAAGGTAATAGCGAATGCCACATGAAAGATATTCCTGAAAATAAAATGTATCAAGCTGCCACCGAAGTTCTTGAGCTTGATGAGTTTGACGAAACAGCTTTTGCCGATGAGATTAGCCTAATAACTGTTCCGAGTGACTACACTTTGGTATTCCATTTAACCGATGGCTCGGAAATCGTAAAAGCATGGGAAAACACTTCAAAGAAAGACTGCTGGACGCCAGAAGCAAGAAAAGCTGCCGGTGAGCGGATGAAAAAACGGACTTATTCAGAAGAGGAACGTAAACGTCGAAGTGAGCGGATGACGGCTTACTGGGCAAAAAGACGAAGCCAAGAAGGGAGGTCGGAGCAATGAGCCAAAAGAAAGCTATAACAGTTATTCCAGCTACCATCAATCGTTTCACATCGGCATCAATAAACGATGTAAGAAAACGACGCACGGCTGGTTATGCAAGGGTAAGCACCGACCATGAAGAGCAACAGACTTCATATGAAGCCCAAGTCGATTATTATACCAACTATATAAAGAGCCGCGAGGACTGGGAGTTTACTTCCGTTTATACGGACGAGGGCATCTCGGCAACCTCTACCGCCAAGCGAGATGGTTTTAATAAAATGGTCGCCGATGCACTTGACGGCAAAATTGACCTCATCGTGACCAAAAGTGTCAGCCGCTTTGCTCGTAACACGGTGGATAGCCTTACAACAATACGTAAACTAAAGGAACACGGCACCGAGGTTTATTTTGAAAAGGAAAACATCTGGACGTTTGACGGCAAAGGCGAACTGTTGATTACAATTATGTCCTCGCTGGCACAAGAAGAAAGCCGTTCCATTTCCGAGAACTGCACTTGGGGACAGCGTAAGAGATTTGCTGATGGCAAGGTCTGCGTTCCATACAGCCGGTTTCTTGGATATGACCGAGCAGATGAAGGCGGGCTGATTATTAACGAAAAAGAAGCCACGATAATCCGGCTCATCTACACCATGTTCCTTGAAGGTGCTACCCCGCACACAATCGCCAAGCACTTAACCGCCGAGGGTATACTAACACCGGGCGGCAAGTCTATTTGGAGTCAAACCACGGTCAAAGCTATTTTGAGCAACGAGAAATACAAAGGAGATGCCCTTTTGCAAAAAAGCTATACGGTTGACTTCCTTACAAAAAAGAAAAAGATAAACGAGGGCGAGATACCCCAATATTATGTTGAAAACGCCCACGAAGCCATTATCGAACCTGTTGTGTTCGAGATGGTTCAGCAGGAAATGGACAGGCGTAAAAAAGGTAAAAGCCGTCACAGCGGAGTTGGAATGTTCGCAAGCCGTATAAAATGCGGAGAATGCGGTTCTTGGTATGGTTCAAAAGTCTGGCATTCCACCAGTAAATACCGTCGCACAATTTACCAATGCAACCATAAGTTCAAAGGCGAACAGAAATGCAGCACTCCGCATCTCGCTGAGGAAACTATAAAAGGGTTATTCATTTCTGCGGTCAATAAGTTGCTTGTTGACAAAGACGAGATTATCGCAAACTTCAATTTGGTAAAAAACGAGCTTTTTAATACGGACGGTCTTGAAACCGAGCGTTCTGAACTACAAAATGAAATGGCAGTAACCGCCGAACTTATACAAAAGTGCATTGAAGAAAATGCCCGTACCGCTCTTGACCAGAAGGAATATCAAGAACGCTACGAAGGTTTAGTCGCGCGGTTTGATACGACTAAGGCTCGGCTTGATGAGGTTTCTGAACTGGTATCAGATAAAAAAGCCCGTGGCAAATTGGTACAAGCCTTCATTGATGAACTCAACGTGCAGGATGGCTTAGTCACAGAATTTGATGAAAGGCTCTGGTTCACCCTTGTGGACTACGCAACGGTCTACGGCGAAGATGATATACGGTTCACTTTCAAGAATGGAACTGAGGTGATAGCTTAATCAGAATACTAACAAAAATCCCACGTTAGCGGTATCATTCGCTTTCGTGGGATTTTGTTTTTATTGGGATTTTTGATATGCACACCCTTTTCGGAAAATGCACACCCCCTAAATTGTAAATTCGAGGAAACCTTAAATTGTATCAATCTCGACGTGATTATTTCAATGTAAATCATCTTCACCTTGCCCAAGTAAGATTCTTGCAACAGCTTCAAGGCTTCCAGATTATCCCCTTCAATGTAAAGGTTCTCCGTGGTATCCCAATTGACGGAATCTTCGATTTTGGGACGGAGGGTTTTTGTGGTTGGGCGACCGGCTTCTGCCATGGCTTCCCGCTTCCCGACCCAGGTGAACTCGTAACTTTCCTGCCCTTCCACAATATCTTTGGATAACACTTGTTTCAACTTTTCAAAATTAATGGCGGTTTTTAGCATCCCGTGTTCGTCACGGGCTTCCGTCAAAACCTCCGGGAAAAGCTTCCCTATTTTTTCAATATTACCTGCGGTGATGTCCTTGGAGGACATGTTTAATTTTTCTATCATTCTTTTTCCGCCCCGTTCTCGTCATTTTTGAACTCTTCAAAACTCATGACTCTATATTGAAGTTGCTTCATTTTGTTTTTTAGCTTTTTATCGTCTGTTAAAAGAATACAGCCATCGACAACAGCAGTGGTAGCGATTATTGCATCCTTAACATTTTTACTTGATTCATTCAGTAACGAATTATATACTTCGCTTGCTTTATCAGATGGAATACGCGAGCAGTCAAGACGGTTGTGACCGATTATAAACACAGCATCTGTTACAAATCTAATCCCCATTTTAGCAAAAGATAGAAGCAACCTCACTCGTTCTTCTTTTTTGGCATCAGGCATATTTGCTAATTCTTCAATTACTGTTGAACAAACATAAAAATCATACTTGGAACTTAATCCCTCAAATACCTGGACTTCTGTATTCAATATATTTAAGATGTTGTTGTCGATTAAAATCTTTTCCTTCATCTAGATTTTCCCTCCTTTAAGTGTTTCAATCTGCTTTAACATTTCTGCCCGCTCCCGCTTGTACGCCAGTTGCTTCCTCATGGATTTATCCGTCCGCATTTTCGTTTCTAAGGCTAAGGCTTGTTTGGTCAATTTTGCTATCTGTTCATTGATTTGAATGTTTTCTGCAAGATTTCCTATTTTTGCATGGGATATTTCAGAGGGCGCCACTTCCCTTACCAGATTTTCATAGACTTGATCTAAGTCATTTCCTTTAAATTCAATTTCCTCATCGTTAGACGATTCAAAACGCTTCCTGATAGTAAAGTGTTTGCCGGGAGCTGTGGTAGGCTCTTTAAAATGAATGATAAACGACTGCTTGCCATCACTGGATTCAATAATAAATGCCAAATACATCCCCATTTGTTCATCCAGATTTGCCATCAAAGAATGATTAATCTCCATCCCTTTTAGGACGATGTGCATGACCATAATCTGCTGGACGTTTTTTCCTGCCATAATATTAGTTGTGTTGGGGGCAATTTGATGGGTGATTTGGATTTTTTGAATTTGGTCTGTTAAATCCCGCTTCATCTCTGCCGATAAGTTTAAATTTTTCAACAGCATTTTCTTATCCATCTTCTGTGGCTTGGGCAACTGGGTCTGTGCTGGAAATTTTATCATTGGCTTTCACCGTCCATCACCACAAAGAAGCAAATGAGTTCAAAGTCTTCTATTCCTTCACTCGTTCCGCCAAATAAATCCACAAATCCGCCTGAAAACATGGCATCCATCGTATTGCTTTCCTCATGTTCAATGATGGAATGAATGGCATCTTGCAACAAGTCTGAATACTTCTCCATCTTCTTTCCATCGGCTGTTAGCTGATTATACTTGGAATAGGCTTCCTTTAAAGGCTTGGGTTCTCCCTTGCAGATTTTTCGCATGGTGCCCAGAAGTTGCTTGCTATCGCTTGGACTGATGACGGTTTCTCCCGCCTCATCCAAGTAAATTAAATAATAAGGATGGAGTTGATTTTTATCTCTATGAGGAGAGCCAGTATTTTTCAAGACAAATACAATACCCGGAGGGGTTTTAGCATCACTTCGTAAAACGGTTTGAAGGCCCAAGGGCGTTTTTTTGATTTCAGGATGCTTTTTTAAGTAACTGATTAAGTCCATCCGGTAATCTTCAAGCCCTAAGTCCATGATGGAAATCCCATTGTCCATATCTTCCAAATCCACCACTTCATCCTTTAGGCGTTGAAGCTGGGCTTTCCGATAGTCATTTTCCATGAGTTCATCATCACTGAGGATGTTGTCATCTGCCGTGGAGGCCAGGACGGAAATTTTCATCCGGGATTCCACCCGTGCTTTTAGGTTGATGTACTCGTCTAAGTCGATGTTCGGCCAAAAATTCACCATTTGGATTTGCTTGTTTTTAGAACCAATGCGGTCTACCCGACCGAACCGTTGGACAATCCTTACAGGATTCCAGTGAATATCGTAATTAATCATCAGGTCGCAGTCCTGAAGGTTTTGCCCCTCCGATATAACATCCGTCGCAATAAGGACATCGATTTCACGCGGGTCTTCAGGATACAGCTTATCTTTATTTTTGGATATGGGTGAGAAAAAGGTAAGGAGTTCATTCAATGCGTTTCCTTTAATCCCGACGGTTGACTTCACCCCACCATTCCCAGATACCTCAGCCGTATCCAGGTTATAATTTTGTTTCACATAGGCACTTACGTTCTCGTATAGGTATTTAGTGGTTGCTGCGAAGGCACTGAAGATAATGATTTTTTTGTTCCCTTCATTAATGGGATTGCGCATTTTTTCATCAATCACAAGGTAAAGCTGCTGAAGTTTTTGGTCTTCTTCTGGCGTGATTTTTTCAATCCTTCTAGCAAGGGCATCCAGTATCTGTTGGTCTTTAATCAGCTCTTGCTTCCATGTGAGATAGTCCATATCACGCAAATCAATCCGAACTTTTTTCCCGATACTTAAAAATTCAGAGTTGGAGTCCTCAATGTCCAGGTCACCTCCGGCTACTTCAGACGCATCTAAAAATCCATCCCCCTTAGAACTTTCAAATGCCTGAATGGTATTTAGGGTATCATCTACAAAAGCCTTGATGACCTCCACTAAAGTATACCGAAACGCATAAATACTGCTCTCCAACCGTTTCAAGAGATTTATCATCATAAGCTTGCGAATCCCACGTTCCCGTCCTGCTATGGTTGATGAACCGAAGTTTTCGACTTTTCCTTTATGATGCTTCTCATATTTATACAGCTTGCTCGGATAGATAAATTCAGACGGCATGTAAATGGCCAGATTCAAGTTGTCGAGGGATTCGTAAATGGTCTTGTAGTCAAATCCCAAATCCGATACCGTTAGCCCGGGAGCATAATTCCTCGGCTTCAAGCGGTTTGGAAATTCTCCAATTTCAGTGGTATCGTAAAATTCCTGGATATGCTTACGGGAACGGGCAATGGTGACGCTATCCAAAAGTTTGAAGAAATCAAAGTCCAGCATCTCAAGAAGGTTTGCCGTCGTCCGTTCTGCCGGTTCTGAATTTGACCAACTATTGTAAGCCTCTTGGGCCTGCCTAAAAATCCCTTCAATGGTTTTGTCGGTTTCAAGCTGTTCCTCCAGCGCTTTTGAATTCCCTTCATAAGCCAATGCCAACTGATTCCGCAAATCGTAAAAGCGGTTATTGACCGGGGTTGCAGAGAGCATCAGGACTTTTGTTTTCTTTCCTTTTTTAAGCACCTGCTCCATCAATCTGGAGTAACGGTTCTCCTTGCCTTCTTCTTTTTCTTTATCCGTCGATTCGCCGTTGCGGAACGCGTGGCTCTCATCAATCACTATCAAATCGTAATTTTCCCAGTTTAACTGCTCCAAATCAATCCCATTTGAATGTCCTTTTGTGCGGGACAAATCGGTATGGAAAAGCACGTCATAACTCAGCCTATCTTCAGCGAAAGGATTGGTTTTATAGTTGAACCGGTACTGATTCCAGTTGTTTTCCAGCTTCTTCGGGCAAAGGACCAATACATCAGTGTTAGGGCGTTTCAAATAATAAGTGATGACTGCTAACGCCGTAAAAGTCTTTCCTAGTCCCACAGAATCAGCAAGGATACAGCCATTGAATTTTTCCAACTTTGAAATAATGGAAGTAACAGCATCTTTTTGAAAAGAAAAAAGCATGTTCCAAATTTTGGTTTGCTTAAATCCTGTTAAATCGTTGGGTTGATAGGACTCGTTAAGGTCTTCCAAAAATTCGCTGAAAATATTGTAAAGCATCACATAGTAAAGGAATTCCGGGGAATTTTCCTTATAGGCGATATTAAGGCTCTCAAGGATGTCCTTTGTCACGTCATCGAAATTTTTATCATCCTCCCAGTAATCTTCAAATTCCGTTAAGTACCTTTGGCTCATCGGGGAATCAAATAAATTCCTTTTCCGTTTCAATCTTACCGGCTCGTATCCCAGTTCTTTACGGTCAAAATTTTTCAGTTTATCTACTGCATAAAGACTGCCATCAGGATTTTTAATTTTCAAACCATCCTCAATGGGTTCATCAGCCAGATTTATGGATTTAAACTTGGCCTTCTTCTTAATCCAATCGGCACATTCTTTGGCAATAGCCTTTTGATTCAATTCATTTAAAAGCTTTAACTCATATTGCTGCCCAAATATGGAACGTTCCCGCTCACTTTTTGGAATCGTATATTCCCGGGCCTCGGTCTTGGTTTCATCTGTCAGGAAGGTAGGCGAATTAAAGATGAAACTCAACTCCTCTACCCCAACCAACTGCTCCTTTAATTCATAAAAAGCATACATAGAAAACGTGGCTGCGGCTATTTCAACCTTGCACCCCTGCTGGATGACTTTTTTAAGCTCATCCCCAAGACGAAGCGTCCTATTATCAATTTCCAAACATTCGTCCCCCCCTTCTGTAAATTTGCTTGTTGAGTGCCATAAACTTGTAAGTTAATGACGCGATGGCCTTCTCTTTTATTTTCTCATTTTCGGCACTTTTCATCAAGGGAAATGACGGATTATTTACGCTTATGGGCATTAAGTTGGGTCAATATTTACAGATAATCCCAAAAATGGTTGTTCCTAATTCGTGTCCCCACTTTTGCTTTTTAAAGTGGGGGCATGTTTTTTTCTTACAAGTATTCGGTAGCACAAATAGTGTAATTTTTAGCAGTGAAGACCATACAAAAAGACCTTAGTTCCTAGTTGGATTCTAAGGTCTTTTGGTGTTATTCTTCTTCTATCAGCCTTCGCCACCGATGGAGGGTACTAATGCTTACTCCGCTTTTTTTACTGGCTTCGAAGTAGGTCATATCATCGAGGAGGGCGATGGCTTGGCGGTGTTTATCGGTGATTTCCAGTTTGGGGCGGCCTTCTTTGAAATCCGGATTTAGGCGGGCACGGTCTTTCCCTTCGGTGGTGCGTTCGATGATGATGTCCCGTTCCATTTCGGCAATGGATAGCAGAATTCGGAGGATGAACTTACCCAGATAGCTGTTTTCGAGGGTGCCAATGTTGAGGACTTTGACGATGATGCCCTGCTCTAGTAGCGGTTCAATCACGTTGAGGGCTTCCCGGGTGTTGCGTGCGAAGCGGTCAAGTTTGGTGACGATGACGGTGTCGCCACCTTTTAAAAGTTGCAACAGATTTTGGAATTGTTCCCGTTGGACGGACTTGCCTGAAATTTTCTCCTGAAAAATTTGTTCCACCCCATTTTGGACCAGTTTTTCCACTTGAAGCGATAGGTCTTGCCCATGGGTCGAGACCCTTGCATAGCCATATATCATAAAAATAACCACCTTTGCAATCAAGTAGTGAATTTAGCATTCACCCATCTTAAGATTTGTAAGGTTGTTAGGTGTCCCCTCAATTTTT